ACTAGATTATATTATTATTCACGTTACCGCTGGAATAAACTATGGTAATGACCCAGTTTCCACAATAAATCAAGAACATATAAATAGAGGATTTGCTGGTATTGGTTATCATTTTTTAATTGGTAGGGGTTCGGAAGGAAATGATAATAGTCCAGAAGGTACTTTGTATGGTGCTAGACCAGATAATAAAATTGGTGCTCACACTTTGGGACATAATAGTAGGTCTTTAGCTGTTAGTATGATAGCGAATTGTGATAAAATAGGTGTGTATGGTAAAGATGAAGGAGGTGACCATCCAACTAGAATACAAAAAGAAACACTGGAATGGACATTATTGTGGTTATTATTTAAAACAGGATTACTTAAAATGGGTAATAATATGTCAGTTATTGTTAAAACAAGAGAATCAGACGTTGAAGTTACTAACCCAAAAGTTTTGGACAATACTGGTGGTATAGGCTCAGATTTATGGATGAATATTTTAAAAGGACATAATGAATTTGCTAACAAAAGGTGTCCTTGTTTTAGAGTAGAAAGAACTTTAAGTGATACAAGTCCTGGTAGTTTAATGAGTAAACTAAGAGTTAAACTAAAAAAAGCTTTGGAAGATAGTAACTTTACACCAGGTCCAGATTATGGGCAAACATCAATGATTAGGTATTTTTCTAAAAAAGCTAAAGAAAAAGGTTGGGTACCAAGTCCATGGTCAACATCTACTGGACAATTCGGTGGAAGAGATTTAGCTGTAAACTAAAACAGAGATTTAGTAATGTCGTAATATTTATAAATAAAACGTTATTAATATGGAAAATATTGAAAAAAATTTAGATAATTATTTAGGAATCAAAAAACCTATCTCTAGTACTGTTTATAAAAAAGAAATGAAAACTGAAGAAGGGTTTGAAGAAGTATGTGATATGCAAACTGGAGAATGTAAAACAATTAAAACAAAAGACGGACTTATCGAAAGAGTTAATAAAAGAATGATTACTGAAGACGGTAGGAGTTTATTAATGGGATAAAAAAATAAAAAATGGCTCGTATAAAAAAAATAGAAAACATTTTATCTGAAGAATTAAAAAGATTCAACCAAATAGGTAGTTACGTAAAACAATTGGATGAACAATTTTTAGGTTTTGCTGGTGGAAGCTTTGAATTATCTGAACAAGAGGAGGGTGAAGAAGAAGTTGAAACTGAGGGTGGTGAAACAAATGTGGAAACTGATGATTTAACATTAGATGATACAGATACAACAGAAGATGAGTTGAGTTTAGATGACACAACGGAAGATGATTTATCTATGGATACTGATGTTACAACAGATGTTAGTGGAAATACTGAAGAAATTGATGTTACAGACATTGTAAAAATGACAAAAGAAACTGGTGAAAAAACTTCAGACTTGGAAAGTAGTGTTAATAATCAAAAAGATAGTATAGATTCATTAATAGATAAGTTAGATGATTTAGAAAATAAATTAAACTATATGGATAAACTAATGGCTTCCATTGGTAATTTAGAAGATAAAATAGAAGAATTTAGACCACAAACACCAGAAGAAAAATTAGAATTACGTTATTTAGATAGTGGACCATTTAATCAATCACCAAAAAAATACTGGGAAGAAAAAAAAGGTGAATTAAAAAAACAAAAAGACAAACATGATTATGTATTAACTTCTGATGATGTTGAAGATTATAATGATAGTGATATTAAAAATAGTTGGGTATACAATCCAGACGAAGATTAGTTAAAAATAATATAATAAATTTAAGGGGGAAGGTTCATTGACTTCCCCTTTTTTATTTGTTATAATTAGGTATATAAATTTAATTAACAAAAAAAATAAAAATGAGTAGTTTAGACGCAATTTTAAAACAATACGAACAGGGACAATCAGATAATAATACACCTAAAGTTAGTATTAGTAGAGAAGAAAGACTTAAAAAGTATTTCGCTACTTATCTACCTAAAGGTGAAAAAGAAGGTGAGAAAACTATTAGAATCGTACCAACAAGTGACGGTAGTTCACCATTTAAAGAAGTGTTCTTTCATGAAGTACAAGTAGATGGACAATGGGTTAAATTAATGGACCCAGGTAAAAATGGTGATGGTTCACCAACTGGTGAAAGAAGCCCATTAAATGAAGTTGAAGAGGCATTAAGGATGACTGGCAATCAAAAAGACAAAGAAATTGCTAGACAATATCGTTCTAAGAAATTTTACATTGTTAAAATTATTGACCGTGACGCTGAAGAAGATGGTGTTAAATTCTGGAGATTTAAATGGAATTATAAAGGTGACGGAATCATGGATAAAATCATCCCAATTTTCCAAAAAAGAGGAGATATTACAGATGCTGTTGAAGGTAGAGATTTAACATTAATGTTGAAATCAATTCCATTACCTAATGGTAAAGGAAACTATACTGTTGTTTCTATGGTGATGGCTGAGGACCCAAGTCCGTTGTCTACAGATGAAAACACAGCTAAAGAATGGTTGAGTAATTCTGAAACATATAAAGATGTTTATTCACAAAAACCAGTTGAGTATTTAGAAGCTATTGCTAGAGGAGAAACCCCAACATGGGATAGTGATTTGAAAAAATATGTTTATGGTGACTCAGAAAGTACTATAGAGTTTGGAGACAATTCAAATCAAACACAAAATGTAGGTAACTTTGACCCACAGGCTGACCAAGATGTTGATGAAGAATTACCTTTCTAAAATTAAATTATAATGGCAATTAAGAAAAAAAGTTTTAAAGACGTTAAAGGTAAATTTTCTAAAAAAGCTTCCTTCAAACCAGATAGATTTTTTGATTTGGGGGAAGCGTTTTTAGACGCTACTGGAATACCAGGACCTTCCATGGGGCATATAAATATGTTTCTTGGTCATTCTGATACTGGAAAAACTACAGCTTTAGTTAAAACAGCTGTTGATGCTCAAAAGAAAGGTATTTTACCGGTGTTCATTATAACTGAACAAAAATGGGATTTTGACCATGCTAAATTAATGGGTCTTGATTGTGAGTTAACCGAGGAAGGAGATTGGGACGGTTTTTTCTTATTCAATAACGATTTTCAATATATTGAACAAATCACTGATTATATAAATGATTTGTTAGATGCACAAGAAAAAGGTGAATTAGAATATGATTTGGTTTTCCTTTGGGATTCGGTTGGTTCTGTTCCATGTAAAATGACTTTTGATGGTAAAGGTGGAAAACAGCATAACGCTAGTGTATTATCTGATAAAATTGGTATGGGAATAAACCAAAGAATTACTGGTTCTAGAAAAACTAGTTCAACATATTTAAATAGTTTAATTACGGTAAATCAACCGTGGGTTGAACTACCAGATAACCCATTCTCACAACCTAAAATTAAAGCTAAAGGAGGTGAATCACTTTGGTTAAACTCCACATTAGTATTTTTGTTTGGGAATCAAAAAAATGCTGGAACATCTAAAATAACAGCAACAAAAGATAAAAGAAAAGTAAAATTCGCTACACGTACTAAAATATCTATTATGAAAAACCACGTAAATGGTTTGGGTTATGAAGATGGTAAAATTTTAGTTACACCACACGGTTTTTTAAAAGGTAAAGATGCTAGCGAAGAAAAAAAATCAATAGAAGATTATAAATCTGAAAACTCTGATTATTGGAAAAACATAATTGGCTCTGACGGTGATTATAATTTAGCTGTCGAAGACACAGGAGAAATATTTTAAATTAAAAAAAATGGCAAAAGTAGAAAAAGGAAACAAAATTAAAGTTCATTACGTTGGAACTTTAAATAACGGTGAAAAATTTGATAGTTCACATGATAGAGGACAAACTTTAGATTTTGAAGTTGGCAGTGGACAAATGATTAAAGGATTTGATGAGGGAGTTATTGGTATGGAAGTAGGTGAAAGTAAAACACTACAATTAAAACCAGAAGATGCTTATGGTTTAAGAAATGAAGAAGCTCAAACGGAAGTACCAAGAGAGGCTTTACCACAAGATTTTAATCCACAAATTGGTGAAACAGTACAAGGACAAACTGTCGATGGAAGACCAATTCTAGCTAAAGTTAAAGAGTTATTAGAAGACAAAGTAATTTTAGATTTAAATCATCCACTAGCGGGTGAAGAATTGAATTTCCAAGTAGATTTAGTAGAGATAGAAAAATAGTATTTAACCACATAAATAACCAAAATGTTAAAGACATTAGTTGTCGATGGTAATAGTATATTACAAACAGGATTTCATGGTGTAAAAGATTTTTACCATAATGATAAACATTTTGGTGCTATTTTTTATTTCTTAAACACACTCAAAAAAAATCTAGAAAATGAGTCGTATGATAAAGTAGTTGTTTTTTGGGACGGAAGAAAAAACTACAAATATAGAAGAGACTTATATCCAACCTATAAGGTAAATCGTAAAAAAAGATTAGATAAAGATAAGACTGATGATATGTTCCGTCAAAAAAATAGGATATCACAGTATCTAGAAGAATTATTTGTTAGACAAGGTGAGTACGATAATTGTGAAGCTGATGACTGCATCGCATATTATTGTACTCATTCTAAAAATGAAATAAAAACAGTGTTAACAAATGATAAAGACCTATTACAATTAGTTGATGATAATGTTAATGTATTACTAAATACAAACGATACACTTATTAGAATTAATGACAAAGTTAGAATAGGAAAATTACCCTTAAATATCCCAACAACAAACATCCCCATAGTTAAAATTTTATTAGGTGATAGAAGTGACAATATCAAAGGAATTATGTATTTTGGTGAAAAGTCTTTAATAAAGCATTTTCCAGAGATAGAAAATCAAAAGGTTACTGTAGAAGAAATATTAATTAAGACTAGGAGTAAAATTACTGAAGGTAGTAAAGATAGGGGTTTAAAAAACTTATCTAATGGACTTTCAGCGGATGGTAGGAAAGGTGATGAGTTTTTTAAAATTAATAAGAAGATAATAGATTTAAATAATGTTTTTTTAACTGATGAAGCTAAGACTGAAATATTAGATTTGATAAACGAATCTTTAGACCCAGAAGGTAGAGAAAATGAAAATATAGTACAAATGATGAATGAAGATGGGTTGTTCGGTGTACTATCTAAAAAAGATGACAATTGGACATCATTTATTCACCCATTAATTAAAATAAGAAAAAAAGAAATTAATTATTATAAAACACAAAACAATTAAAATGGAAGATAGAAAAATAACAAAATTCGAATTTTTACTAACATTGGAAGACCACATTGTTTGCCAAAGATTTTTTAATGTTAAAGGGTATAAACCAGTTAATATTAGGTCTTTAAATTTGTATGATACGGTAAATGATATAAAATCTGATATAATGAAGTCATTAAAGATGAAATCCACAGATTATTTATTGTCTCTTTATAATCCATATATATACACTGTCAATTTGTCAGAACAAGACTTAGATGAAGCACCTAAAGAATATTTTAATATCTACATAAAATTGAACAATGAAGTAGTATCACATAGAATTTTTCCAGCTTGGATATACCCAGGAAAAGTAAGATATACTGTAGATATTAGACCATTTCTTGGACGAATTTTAAGAGAATTAACTGACGTATTGTCAGCTGAAAAAGTTGAGAGAAAATATCTAGAAACTACACTTTAATAGTATTTATTAATTACCTTAAAAGATGTAAGATAGATGAGAGAAAATAAAAGTTTTGGTTATTTAGGACACACGTTTCAAATCAAATTAATTAACCAAATAATAACTGATAAAAAGTTTGCTAATAATATAATTGAAGTAATAGACCCAAAGTATTTTGACAATCAATATTTTAAATTGATTAGTCAAATGACTAAAGAATATTTTGAAAAATACAACACACCACCAACTTTTGATGTTTTAGACCAAATGACCAAATTGGAAGTTAGTTCCGATATGGCTAGAACTAACATATTTGATATGTTGGTCGAGATAAGGGAAGTTAATGTTGAAGACCATTTGTGGATACAAGAAAAAGCTCTTAAATTTTGTAAACAACAAGAACTTAAAAAAGCTATAGTCAAAGTTAATAAAATAATTGAGAACGGTGATTTTGAGTCTTATGATAAGTGTGAGGAATATATTAGACAAGCGACACAAATTGGAGAAGTTACAGATGGGGCAATGGATGTTTTCCAAGACCTAGATGAAGCTTTAATTGATGATTTTAGAGACCCAATACCTTTAGGTATAAACGGTATTGATAATATTTTAGATGGTGGTTTAGCTAAAGGAGAGATTGGTGTATTTTTAGCACCCACTGGTGTTGGTAAAACCACTGTATTGACTAAAATAGCTAACACAGCTTATAATATGGGGTTTAGTGTTTTACAAATATTTTTTGAGGATAACCCAAAAGTTATACAA